CCCATCTTTCCAGCAGTTTGTCCCGGGCAATCGACTCTTTAGAGTTCTCTGGGGACGCAACGTCGTCAAAAAGACACAAATCTGCACGATGACCAATGAATTCTGACTCGATACCGTACGCAGACACGGTAGGTTCCTTGTTATCTAGCCCTTCTCCCACATATTGCTCAACAATAAACTCTTCTGCACGCCACAAAGCACCCAAACTTGCCGGCCTGAACCGCCCATAGTCGATAGCTAGGCACGCTTCCGCGTCAATTGCTAGCCCACGCTTAACCATTTCAGGGTCCGGCTTCAAAGGAACGGTTCTTTCTAGGGTTTCGCGGATACGACGGCTATACATTTTGGCCAAAGTTTGCGAAACAGACCCAATCATCACACGGATATGCCGGTTCTTAACAATCATCCACACAGCCACATCATGGAAAAGGGTGGACTTGCCGGCACCAGGAGGCACATTCACTACACAAAACTGTTTCTCAGGATGTTCCAACATCTCCACAATCCTGTATGCAGCATCAACCTGCCATGGGGAAGGCACACGACCCAGGTACACACGCCTGAAATAGTCGAAATCTTCTAACCCTCGTTGTGCACGATCAGACAATTTGCCTTGCGGAATAACAGGAGGCAGGTCACGTTCAACAGCATTAGCACGATTAATACGCTGCTTACCACCACCAGCACCAGTAGCGTCACCCATCAACTTATCTTGTTCTATTTGTGTGCTAATCACTTCAGCTTTCTTAACCCAAGACAAAGCTGTTTGATAAGAAATTCCTGCTATACGGGCACACTCACGAATACCCATCCCAGAGTTTCTTGACTGCCAAAAGATAGCCCTATCCTCCGGGCTAATAACCCTTTTACCTTTTTTCATTGTGTTGGAAATCGTACCATCATGGTGTACACTGTGCGAAGATAACGGGAAGAAACATGTGCGTACCACCCTTGCAAGTGGCGGGCAGTAAACAGGGAAACCTGGGTAGATGACCTATGTATCAGGTCAAGCAGCGTGGTGAACGTCAACTCACCAAATAGGTGTCGGCTAAAAAAATTAGCTACGGCGACCTTCCATAAAGATGGTAAACCGTGGGGGGGCTATACACACCCACACAAGTGGGTGCTTCTTTTTTTTTTTGTTTTTTTTGTTTTTCTGTTTTAGCGCCGACCCCCCGAAGTGATATATCAGAGAATATATAAGTGACAAATATACAGCTGTCGGAGAACGCTTATTAATATACCCCGCCCCCCTAATAAAGGCACTGCCCCAGTAGCCATTTCTGACCACTGAGACAGTGCCGATACCGATACTCAGCCTACTTGGAATACGGCTTGCTGGATTACCGTTGGTACTCCGTCAATGTTGGTTGCCATCGTCCTAGTCATAGGCGAGCCGTCTGCATTGGTTGCCACTGCACCTAGTACCTTGACCTGCGATGCACCGTGACGGTTATACGCCGTGACAGTGTCTCCCGTTGCTGGCTTGCTGGATACTGCTACTGCCAACCCAAATGTCTTTGGGTTAGCGTTCTTTGGTGATATTACGCACCATACCGCTACTTTGCTCATGTTTCTCTCCGTTGTTGTTGTCGTGGCTGAATTGCCACTCTCCCATCGTACCGCCGACCCGAGATCGGGTCGTTCTAGCATATATATAATGAATATGCGCATAGGCTAGGTCTATGCCCATAGTGTTTTGGATTACCCTTGTTATTGGTAGCACCTGTTCACAGCCGATGCGCCAGGGGTAGCGCACCGACTGTGTAGGTGGTAGCCCATCGCTACATCTTGTTGTTGTCTAGTGCGCTCTTGAGGGATAGCACTAGGTCTGTGATTAGTCCTACATGGTTTAGGTCTGGGTCGTAGAAGAATTGTTCTCCGTCTTGTTCTACGCTTTCCCAGTAGGTGATGGCTTGTTCTACTCGTTGGCGGTTCATCAGAATACCAGCACATTGTTTTGTATTTTGACACGGACAGCGTAAACAAGTTCTCCTGTGATGTCGCCTGTGGCTGGCACACTTTCTTTGGCTATTGACCATTGGACTGTGTACATGCCCATGTCGTATGCCAATAGTTCTGCCAAGCGTATTTCTAGGCGTGCTTGTGCGTTCTTGGCGTTGTGGTATGCGTTGCTTCTTGTTGAAGTTACTGGTGACACATACACTAAGCACCATTGCTCTAGGTTCTTGAGGGCAAATGTTAATGCCTCTATGTCCTGTCGCTTGGTTTTGGCACGCTTGCCTTCTAGCGAAGGTTTGGGTGGTGGTGGGCTAACTGATGGCACTTGCAGATGGGCTAACATATTGTTCTCCTTGTTGTTTGGGTTGGTTTGCTTACTCGGTCATCGTACCGCCGACCCGAAATCGGGCTTCCATAGGCATTGACCATCACGAGTGGACAACGGCACTCGCAATGACCAATGCTTCTGGGGTTTGGCGCTACGCATACGCGATATGTGTGTTATCGGTAGTGCGCCTCTCTAACGTCCACTATCGATAAAGATAATGAACGCGACTGTGATGAGGATAAGGCTAATCCAAAGAACCATCATCATCCTCATCTGCAAACATGTCCTTGTTTGCTTCTTTTAGTGCTTCTAACAGCAGATTCCACATCTTTGGGCTCTCTTTCTTCATCCTTGGTGGTGCTATCTGTGCTTCAGCCATGTTAAGAACTATTTCTTGTACAGACTTGGGCAGACTATTAAAATTGCGCTCTACCTCAGCCTCTTGCACTTTGGTTGTGTCAAAGTACAGGTACATGAACTGTGATTCTTTGTCTTTCTTGTCTAGCAACACAGCAACACCAGATGGTGTGGACATGGCAAGCATATCCATTTTGTTGTATTTGACGTGAACAAGCAAAGAAACATAGTTTGTTCTCTCGTAAAGAGAGCAAACTAGTGCTTTCTCGTCTAGGAACTTGTTTACATCAGATGCAGACCTAAGACCCACATTTGCGGTCATACGACAAGCACCTGCAAGAGTGCCCTGTAAGTCTTTGTAGTCCTCTAGTGTTGGTCCCACTTTCTCTGCACCATCGTCATGCTCATACTCGTCTTGGGATATGAGTTTGCCTGTTGCAATGACTGCTTTGACTTGTGGGTCACGCTCAAAGTGTTGCTCTGTGACTGGTTTGGACTCTCTAAGCAATTTGCATTGCAAATCCTCCCACTCACGCGTCAGGTCTGTGCCTGCTGCATTGACTATGGACTCAAGTTCTTTGAGTATGTCGTCTGGGTTGGGCATCATCTGCTACCTCCTTGTAGTCGTTTCATTAGTGCTTCTGCTTCTTGGACTGTCTGTACTTGCATAACTCTGTGCCGGCGTTTGATGTAATCCATGTCTTTCTGTAGTTTCTCGCAGCCTGTGCCGGTGTTTATGCCTGTCACATAGCCATCGCTAACCCAGATAAGTGGCTGTCCGCCGTTGTCCCTGAGTGATGCTGCATAGACTATTGCTGGACCATCTACAGCGTTATCGCCAGGGAAATCTGGAAGTTTACGCATCATGCGACCCTTCCTTGCTACTACCCATACGTTAGGTCTAGTTGGGTCGTTGTAGCCACCTGAGTAGCACAGCACAGTAGCGCCTGATGATGCTTTGAGCAGTCTGTCTAGGTCATCTTCTGACAAGTGCATTGAGCCTGAGCAGTCGATAACAACAACACCACCAAGAGCACGGGTCTTGCGACTAAATATGCGCCGTTCTGGGTCTGTCACTATGCGGTTGATGTAGCGTGGCTCTCTGCCAGAGTCAGCAGCGATAACTCTGCGCCCTAACTTGCCTGTGTGGTTGACAGCAAGTTCAGGTTTAGACACAACCAGTTGTTCCCAGTCACCGTTTAGGTCACGGGGCTTAGGATGGGTCTTGGGATTGCCATCGTCAACTTTGTCGCCTTGCTCACGCCTATCTGCTTGGACATTGCGTTGGTTGTCAAGAAGTTCCTGAAGTCTTTGTGCAAAGAACTTCCAATACTTGAGACCGTGCTTCCTGTGGTGTGGTTGCGACCTGTTAACCCAAGGCAGATAGTTAATCATTTGCCTGTCGTACATGTAGTAGTCAATACTTCTGTACATTTCGGATAGGTCTGTCTCTAACAGTGGGTCACCAATCAAGCGCAAAGCGTCATAATATGCTCTTGTGCCTTGATGTGACATAAGAGCCAATAATGCTTGGCTTGGTGGGTCTCCCTCGCCCAGAACGCTCGCGAGGACCCTAACCTCGGAAGTGCCAATGCTTGGGTCTTCGCCAAACGTATGAATGTAGCGGTGATTAGCAAGTATTCTGTTTGCTGCGTTGATAGTTTCTGGTAACACATCCCAACGCTTTGCATACTTTTCTACGTCTGGAAGACTGTAACGGCTTCGGATAAGTACATACCTGCGCAAAGTCTCAGCAACATTACTAAGACCTGTTGGGGCGATGTATTTGTTCTTGGATTTAGGTCCAGAACCAAAAGTAACCCCTACGGAGTCAATGGAGTATCCCTCTCCATCGCTCACGTAGGAGTTTACCTTTAGCAATGGCCTGTTAGGAAGAACTTCTGGCGCAACAACTATACGCCGCTTCCCTTTAGGCTGGTTGGTCATTGAATAATGCCTCCTGCAACTGGTTGTGTTGCGTTGATTTGCTCTGCTTGTGTGATTGCCAAAGCACTTACGATGCTGTTAGCAATGCGTGGCAAACATATCTGTGCAGATGCAGCAAGGTTGTTGCTCTGCTTGAGCAAGTGTGCAAAAGCAAAGAACGAACGCAATGAGTAGCGGTCTGCGTCATCACGCATGGAGTACTCAAGGGCAATTTCTTGCAGTTCTGTTGGCAATGCAGCAATTGCATCAGGGTGTGGTTGCTCAATCTCTACACGAACAACCAAGCGGTCAAGCACAGCAGGAGACAAGTCCTCTGGCTCACCGTTCATCGTTGCCACAACGCTAAAGCCAGCAGCAGGACGAATAACTTCGCCTGTTTCTGGATGCTCGTATGAACTTGATGCAACAGTGTCAATGACTGCCATAAGCCGTGACTCAATGTCTCCGTTTACACGGTTGATTTCGTCAACAACCAAGCGACCACCTGTACGCCATGCTTTGATGGCTACGCCTTCCTCAAAGCGCCAGATGCCGTTGTCGTTCTGCTTGTACTTGCCAATCATGTCTCCGTCTGTCATCTCGTCTGTGCAAATCAGTCGGTAGGACTTCTGCTCGTTGAGGTGGTAGTTGAGACCAAAGTAGGTCTTGCCAGTACCAGGCTTGCCGTAAAGCAATACTCTGTCTAGTCCGTTGGACATCGCAAAGTTTGCCATTTGCCAACCTGTCATGGCTGTGTTGAGTGTTGCTGTTGTCATGTTACTTACCTGCCTTTGTTCTTGTGGTTATTGTTAAATCACTTACATGTTGCATAAGTTCCTTGCAGTAATCTGCTAAAGAACCTGCGCCGTTGTCTTCCACCATTACATCGTCTGGGTCTTTGTCCAAACGAACATAGGACATAATCCCACTTGGGCACACATACAGAAATACTCTGCAGCGAACCTTGTCTTTGTGTTGGCTTGGTGCAATGTCAGAGTCATCGTCGTCTTCTGTGATTGGGGCTGCCCAACCGTATGTGACCAGAACGAATGAATCTGCGTTGTACTCTGCTAGTTCGTCAGCAGTTGCTGGGTCATCTATCAGGTCATAGACATCTTTGTTTGATGCAATAGTGGCAAGAAGCCCATTGTCATCAATGCCAAAGATCCTTGCCTCTGGATAGTAAAACGCCATGTCCTTGCTTGCGTCAGACTCATACAAACTCCTTTCGGAATTCGCAACTACGGATAAAACCCTCTCGTTAATCATTGTTGTCTCCCTGTTGTAAGCACAAACGGTTGTTTGGCTACCCGAAGCGTACCGACGACCCGAAATCGGGGCGCGCATAGGGATTGTTCTTAACTAAGGCATAGAAATACAAATACCCCCTAACCAGTTCTGGCTAAGGGGCATTGTGTGTAGTTGGTAGTGGTAGCGGTAGGTCTAGCTTTCTTCTTCCTCTATCGTTTCCAATATCGAATCCAATATTTCTTCGTAAGAAGCTGGGTCATCTAGTTTCAGTGTCATTGGTAGGTAGTGAAAATCAAGTAAAGCTTCAATCAGCTCTGTATGTTTCTGTGCTTCGCCGTTCTCAAACTGCCCTCTGCTTATCACATAAGGGACAACGTTTTGTTCTTGGTCTCTTACGATAAAGAAAATATGCTGGGCCAGGTAAAAGCCACTGATAATGCAGCTTTTCTTTTCCGGATGTTCAGATGCTTTGAAGTCACTGGTAGGTGCCAACCATGCACCGGTCCTGATCATCGTTCCTATTTTGCCTTTTATTAACGATGTCGCTACAGCTAGTCGCTCGTCTGCCAGGCCGGCAAAAAGATCTTCACCTTGTCCTGTTAAAACAACTTGAATTCTGTTTTCTTCGAACTCGTCTGTGCCGGCGGCTAAAGCGCTTGACACGATTGCCCATGTCTGGCCAACGATGTCTGGGTCGCCAGAGCTTTCGTATACTTGGTTCTCGATTTCTTTTAAGGACTCAAGAATCTCTACGGTGAGATCTACTTGCATCTCTTGGAACGCCTCTTCAACTGACTCTCCTACTTGTTCTTCGCTCATTTTGTCTCCAATCAAAGGGGCTGATCCGCCCATTCCATTTTACCGCCGACCCGAAATCGGGCCGGTATGTTATTTGTTCTCGATGTAGCTACGCGAGAAATCACCCAAAAGCTCTATCAGCTTTGGCTCTGTGAAGTTGTTTGCCATTTTGATGGCTGTCTCTTGTGCTAGTTCTCTTGCTGCTTCATTCCTGTTCGTCAGGGCCTGCAACAACATCTCTTTGAATTGCTCTTCGATTACCAAGGGTTTTTTCCTCCATTGTTATGCTCACAGAAGAGTGAGCGCTTTTGTTATTGCACGTAGGTGGGTAAGTCCGAATGTGCGTTGTAATCATAGCTTCGCATTTGGGGCATATCCAACTTGTTTTCATGATTAGAATATACACTCACATTTT